TTTACAATGACACCTGTAACTAGAAACATTGGGTGTGTAAACGGACAGACGATACAGGAATTTGCAGGTGACTTAATATTCCTAGCACCTGATGGATTAAGAACTGTTGCAGGTACAGCAAGAATTGGTGACGTTGAACTTGGTACTATAAGCTCTCCTGTGCAGTCTGTGTTTAACGATAACATTGCTAACTCAAATAGTTTTAGGTCACTAGTTATACCAAACAAAACACAGTACAGAGTTTTCTTTACTAAGTCTGGTGTAGCACAAAGCGCAACAGAGGGTGTTATAACATCTCTTAGAGGTCAATCTTTTGAGTTTGCACAAGTAAAAGGGATACGACCTACATCAACGGACACTGTATCAACAGCTACTGCGACAATAGTTATACATGGAGGAGAGGGTGGCTACGTTTACAGACAGGAAACAGGTAACGATTTTGATGGTACTGCTATTGGAGGTAAGTACAGAAGTCCTGACTTAAGTTTTGGTGATGTAGGTATACGTAAACACATGCACCGTGTTTTAGTGAGCTACAAACCAGAAGCTTCAATAAGCGCAGATATGTTTTTACGCTACGACTATGAAGACCCTACTAGTCCACGACCTGCAGCTTACTCTCTGTCTGCAGACACGGTGGTTGCCTTGTACGGAACAAGTGTGTACGGAACAGCAACATACGGTGGTCAGTCAGAACCTTTGTTACGACAGTCGGTTGAGGGATCAGGATTTACAGTAGCCCTTAGGGTAGACGATAATGGTACAACAGCCCCTTACGCACTCAGGGGATTTCAGATGGAATATCAAACAGGAGCTAGAAGATAAATGGGAGCAACATACACAAGACAGTCCACGTATAGTGACGGTGATGTTATCACGGCTGCCCACACTAATGACGAATTTAATCAGTTATTAGCCGCCTTTGCAGCCTCAACAGGACACACACATGACGGTACTACAGCCGAAGGTGGTCCTATTACTGTGCTTCTTGGCAACACCTTATCTTTTGGTGATGGGTCAACAGACTCAGATATAACTATCACGTTTAATGCAAATGGAAATGACGGTGTACTCAAGTGGATGGAAGATGAAGACTACTTTGAGTTTAGTGATGACATACTTGTAGCATCCACAGAAAAGTTACAGTTCCGTGACACAGCAATATATATCAACTCTAGTACAGATGGACAGCTTGACCTCGTAGCAGATACAGAAATACAAATAGCAGCCACAACTGTTGATATCAACGGTGCAGTGGATGTGTCTGGCAACCTTACTGTCGGTGGTAATATTGTAATTGGTAGTGCTGACATAAGTGAAGCAGAGTTAGAGGTGCTAGATGGACTTACTGTTACAACAACAGAAGTAAATATATTAGATGGGGATACTGCAGCTAGTTCTACTACACTAGCAGATGCTGACAGGGTGGTAGTCAACGATGCAGGAACTATGAAGCAAGTTGCCCTGACTGATTTTGAAACATACTTTGAGTCAGCCCTAGATACCTTATCAAACGTAACAACTGTAGGTGCGTTAAACTCAGGTAGTATTACCTCTGGCTTTGGCACAATAGATACAGGCTCATCAGCAATAACAACAACAGGTCTTATAACAGGTGGCTCACTAGACATTGATGACGTTGTAATAAATGGAACAACCATTGGTCACACAGATGACACAGACTTAATAACATTAGCAGATGGTGTTGTAACCGTAGCAGGAGAAATATCTGTAACAACATTAGATATTGGTGGCACTAATGTTACAGCAAGTGCTGCAGATATTAACTTGATAGATGGCATTACAAACGGAACAGTGATAGCTAGTAAAGCTATAATTACAGATGCAAACAAAGATATTAGTGGTGGTAGAAATATTACTATTAGTGGCGAGCTAGACGCAGCCACACTTGACATATCAGGTAACGCTGACATTGACGGAACACTAGAAGCTGACGCTATCACAGTAAACGGTACAGCACTAGATGAGTTTATACAAGACACTGTTGGTGCTATGGTGTCAAGTAACACAGAGTCAGGTGGTATAGCTGTTACATACGAAGATAGTGATGGCACATTAGACTTTGCCATATCAAGCGCAAGTATTGCTTCTGCACAAACAGGTATTGAGTCTATAAAGAACACAAGTCTTGTAGTCGGTAGGGATGATGACAACCTAATTAAATTTGGCACAGACAATCAAATTATCTTTGAAGTTGACGGTGGTGACAACGTTATATTTAAAGCTAGTGGTGAAATAGAAGCTACTAGCCTTGACATATCAGGTGATGTAGATGTTGATGGTACACTTGAAGCTGATGCTATAACAGTCAACGGTACAGCTTTAGGAACAGTGATTGCAGGTACTACAGTTACAAACGCAACTACTGCAGCCGTAGCAACAACTGTAACTATTAGCGACAATGAAAGCACAGATGAAGACAACGCTATTGTATTCACATCAGGTGGTGATGTAGACGGTGGTAACATAGGATTAGAATCAGATGGTGATTTAACCTACAACCCAAGCACAGGAAGACTAACAGCCACACAACTAGCAGGTACATTACAAACTGCAGCACAAGCAAACGTAACATCACTTGGCACACTAACTACTCTTACAGTAGACAACGTAATTATAAACGGTTCAACCATTGGACACACTGGTGACACAGACTTGATGACTGTGGCTAGTGGAGTTCTAACAGTAGCAGGTGAAGTTGATGCAACAAGTTTAGATATTAGTGGTGACGCTGACATTGACGGCACACTTGAAGCAGATGCAATAACTGTAAACGGCACAGCCTTAAATACAGTAATAGGTAACGAAGCTACAGCACTAGCCATTGCATTAGGATAAGGAGAAAGATATGGCAAATACATTTAAGGTGGTAACTTTTGCAGCAGAACCAAACGCTGCAGATACACCATATGATATATATACAGCAAGCGCAAGTGGATCAGGAGTAACCACTGTTGTGTTAGGATTAATACTAACAAACATACATACTTCTCAAGTTACAGCAGAATTAGAGCTAGTTAGCACCACAAGTGGTAGAGGTGGAGCAAATGATGTTGCTAATGGCACAGCTTTCTTAGCAAAAGACATACCTATCCCTGTAGGAAGTTCTGTAGAATTACTAGCAGGAAATAAAGTAGTGTTAGAAAAAGGTGATAAACTAAGAGTAGACTGCTCCGTTGCTGACAAGCTGAGTGGAGCATTATCAATTATGGAGATAGATAACTAATATGCCTTATATTGGTAATCAACTAGCAGCACAGTTTCAAGCGTTTGAAACACAAACCATAACAGGTGATGGTAGCACAGCCTACACGCTTGATAGAGCCGTAGCAAACGGCAAAGAGCTTCTCGTATACATCAACAACGTAAAACAGGAAGAAGGCTCTGGTAAGGCTTATACAGCGTCTGGTACGACAATTACATTCTCTGAAGCTGTAGCAAGTGGTGACTCTTGTTATCTTGTATACATGGGGTTGGCTATGGGTACAATAACACCACCTGCAGGTAGTTTAGCTAGTTATACAGGTAATGCTAGTTTAGATGGTGCTGTCACTATTAATGAAAGTAGTGCTGATGCAGACTTTCGTGTAGAATCAAATGGTAACACACACGCACTTTTTGTTGACGCAGGAAATGACCACGTTAATATTGCTACAAGCACAGACCACGGTGGTGTTTTGAATGTTGAATCTTCAGACACTAACGATACTGTAGTTCTTG